GGGCGCATTCATGTCGGCGTTGACGACCATTTCGCAAGATTGGGTCAGCTTCAGCACGCTTTGGGAGCCGGTCACTTCAGACGGCCTGGCTTTCGCTAATTGGACAAGCGGGCAGAATAACCGATACGCGTTCGTCGCGTGGGATACCGACGCGCAAGCCTACGTCAATAACTCGACAACGTCTCTCGCCTATCTGGTCAAGGCGGCCAACGACTCGGGCACGATCCTCGTTTACAGCCCGACCAACCTCGCGCTCATGGCCGCGTTCATCATGGGCGCAATCGCAAGCCAAGACTTCACGGCGCTAAATGGCCGCGTGACTTTGGCTTTCCGTTCGCAATCCGGTCTCCCGGCCGACGTGTCGAGCCAGACCATCGCCGCGCAATTGACGCTCAACGGCTACAATTGGTATGGCGCTGTCGCCACCGCGAACCAGGGTTTTACGTTCCTGTCGAATGGCCAGATCAGCGGGGTCTTCCTGTGGGTCGATAGCTTCATCAACCAAATCTGGATGAATTCGGCTTTCCAATTGGCGTTGCTGTCTTTGATGACGGCCGTCGGAAATATCCCCTTCAACCCCGCCGGCCGCAATTTGATCGCTTCGGCGCTCAATGATCCGATCAACGCCGCGGTGCGCTTTGGCGCAATTCGGCCGGGGGTCACGCTGTCGGCTCTGCAAGTCGCGGAGGTGAACAACGCCGCTGGCTTTGACATCGCGACCACGATTCAAGCGCGCGGGTGGTATTTGCTGATCCCGGACGTCTCGGCTCAAGTGCGCGCGTCGCGCGGCCCGCAACCCATCACCTTCTGGTACACCGATGGCCAGTCGGTGCAGTCCATCGCCCTCGGATCGTTGGAGATTCAATAGTGGCCACCAATACGATCACAAGCGCCGACTGCACTTTCCTGATCACCATTGCGGGGCTGTTCACTTCGCCCGTGCAGCTTCAAGGCTTCGCCGCGGACCGGGCTTTCGAAACGGCGGCGGTGGACGTCGCAGAGCTTGTTATGGGCGTCGATGGCAACCTTTCCGCCGGATGGGTTCCCTACATTTGCCCCATGACCGTCTCAGTCATGCCTGACAGCTTGTCTTCGACGGTTTTCGAGTCGTGGGCGGAAGCGGAGGTTTCGGGCCGCGTCAAGCTTCGTGCGGATGGCGTTATCGACATCCCCGGCACGGGTCGGCGATACACGCTCACCAAGGGCTTCATGACCAATTACACGCCGATTCCGCCGGCCGCCCGCGTGCTGCAAGCCCGAAGCTTCGGCCTGTCGTGGAACCGCGTTTCGGCGGCCCCGCGCTGACGTGCGAAACAGTAAGGAAATAGTGATCCCGCTCGACGGGCGCGATCTCGGCAAACGGTTCAAGATTACCGAAATGCCGGCGAGCCAGGGCGAAGCGTGGGCGATCCGCGCGCTCACCGCAATGTGTCGCAGCAACGTGGAAATCCCCGAGAGCGTGATCTCCGCCGGATGGGGCGCAATAGCGTTCATGGGCCTTCGCGCCTTTCTGTCGGCTCCCTACGAAGACGTGGGGCCATTGCTGGCGGAAATGATGTCGTGCGTGCAATCGATCCAAGATGCGGGGGTTCTGCCCTTGATCGAAGACGACATCGAAGAGATTGCGACGCGGGCTTTTTTGCGTGACGAGGTGTTCAAGTTACACGCAAATTTTTCCTTGATCGACAGTCTGTTGACTGCCGCCGCAGCGATACCGGACACCGCCCCCGCTACGCCCGAGTCTTGAACGTCCCGGCGTCAATTGCCGCCGTGATCACCGCAAACCTCGCGACGCTCCATGAACTTGACACGGTCTATGGGGTAGCCGATCTTTACCGCCTGGTGGAGATTGCCACCGTCAACGCCTTCAACGAGTGGGTTGCGAGCAATGCCGACCGTCATTGACGCTTTCCTAGTCAAGCTCACGCTTGACGGTTCCGGCTTTGAAAAGGGTCGGAAGGAAAACGACAAATCGCGCAAAGAGCTCAAGGACGGATGGGACAAGACCGGGAAAGACCTGGCAAAGAGCAACCGTGAAATAGCCGACAGCTTCACCAAGATCAGCCGAAGCGCCGCCGGCGTGGTGGCCACGGTGGTGGGCGCTAATGGCCTGGCCGAATACATCGGCAAGACCGTCGTCCAGTTTTCCAACCTCGACCGGGCGGCCAAAGCGGCGGGGCTTAGCGTTTCGCAATTCCGGGCCTTCGGCGACGTCATCGCCAAAAACGGAGGCGACGCCAACGTGGCGCGCGGAAGTGTCGCCGGGCTCGCGTCGCAGCTTTACCAGTGGCGCACCTTTGGGACCGCCTCGACGGGGCTGATCACGGCGGCGCAACAGACGGGCATTCAGTCGGGCGACAACGCGCTAGGGGCCATCGACAAATTCGCCAAATGGGCACAGGGCCGCAATCCGCAAGAAGTCAGCGCGTTCGGCCAAATGCTCGGGCTGGACGAAGCGACTATCGATCAGGCGATGAAAGGCCAGGGCGCGTTGCGCGGGGCCATGTCGGACGCCATGAAAAACCAGCCGTCGCAAGACGCCGTGACCAAGGTTCGCGACCTGCAAAAATCGTGGGCGGACTTGACGCAGGCGGTAGTGGGCGACGCGAATGCGCTCCTAGCCGACTGGTCGCCGGCCATGTCTGGCGTGCTCAAGTTGGTCACGGAGGGCATTCAGAAATTCCCGGAGCTCACCAAAGCGATCCTCTTGGCCGGCGTCGCCGCGACGGGGCTAAGCGGCTTGGGAATGGTGCGTGGGCTTCTCGGGCTAGGCGGCGGTGCGGCCGCGGCCGGCGCGGGGGCGGCAACGGCTGGCGGAGGCATTGGATCGGCGCTTTTGGGCGCGGCGCTGTCTCCGCTCGGCGTGACGGCCGCGGCTGGCGCGATCATCGCCACGCCGACGCAGCTTGCAAACAGCGACCGACCGAACAACCTGGCCGCCCGGAAAGCGGCAATCCGCAATTACCTTTTGTCGCACAATGTCCCCGGATATGCCGTTGACGGCATCGTCGCCGGCATGATGGCGGAAAATGGCGGCCTCGATCCCGGAGCGACCAACCCCACGGCGGCCGGCGATGGATCGCACGCCCATGGGCTGCTGCAACTTACCGGCGCTCGACAGGCGGCATATCGCAAGGCGACCGGCAAAGACTGGGGGTCTTCGTCCATGACGGATCAACTCGCCTGGATGATCCAAGAATTCAACGGCCCGGAAAAACGCGCCTACGGTCGCATTCTCGGGGCCGGCAATGCGCAAGGGTCGATGGCCGCTTACGTCAAAGATTATATGCGTCCGGGCGAAGGCGAAGTCGCGGGCGACCTTATGCGGGGCAATCGCGCGCTCGGGGCCGGGTCGGCCGACGTCACGGTCAACACCGGCCCCGTGACCATCAACACGCAAGCGACCGACGCCGCGGGCATCGCCGCGGACTTCAACGCTGAAATGCTTCGACAGTCCATGGCCGCGCAAGCGAACACGGGGCAGACCCCGTGACCACATTCCCTAACATTCCGGACGTTCCTGGCGTTCCTCCGATTGCTCGCCAGGCTGGCGCGGCGCTCGACACGCTGTCGGGCCTTTTTACCGGCCAGGCGAACCTTTCCAACGGGAACCTCGCCGGCCTGGTGGTCGGCACGCTCAGCCAAGCTTCTGGCGTCGTCCAGACCATCACAGGCGCGCTTCGTGGCGTCGTGGACCTGAATACCTTCCAATTCTCTGGAAGCCTGTCGGGGCCGCTCTCTGGCACAATCAAGGGCATCCTGACGGCCACGTCTCTGGACGGGACCACCGGGACGCTTTCCGGAGCGCTTTCGGCATCGATCTCCAATATTGCGGGCAAGCTGACAAATGGCGTTTTGACGAGTGACGCGCCAAGCGCCATCAAATCGGCCGGCCCGCAATATTGGGGAATTTACGATCATGACGGTGCGCCGGTCATTGTCGTCGATTCGGTGGTTGAGCTCGACTTCCGCAAAGAAAGCGACATTCCCGAATACCCCGTCGAGAAAGGCGCGTTCGAAAGCTACAACAAGGTCGAGCGTCCCTACGAGGCGACAATCTCGATGAACAAGGGCGGATCGTCGGCAGAGCGCAAGGCGTTCCTCGACACGCTGGAAACGCTTCGCGCCTCGACCGACACTTACCAAGTCGTCATGCCCGAGAAGTCCTATCACCAAGCCTCGGTGGTGGACTATGATTTTGACCGGGCGTCGGACAAAGGCGCGGGGCTGATCACGGCGCGCGTGCGGCTCAAGGAAGTCCGGTCGGCCGCGCGTGCGGCCTTTACCCTAGTCAAGAGCGCAAGCGCGGCGGCCACGCAAGACACGGGCCAGGTGCAAACCCAAACGCCTACGAAAAGCCAGGCGGCCGCCATGGGGACGGGGCCACAATGACCGCTCAAATCATTCCCCTTGCCGCAACGCCCAATCAGACGCTCACCGTGCAGCTTGCCGGCCAGCAGACCCGAATTAACATTTATCAGAAGGGCGCAAGCCTTTTTGTTGATGTCTTCGTCAATGACGCGCCGATCACGCAGGGGCGCATCGCGCGCAATTCCTGCAAGCTCATTCGCGACGCGTATCTTGGTTTCATTGGCGACCTGTCTTTTTTCGACACTCAAGGCGTTGACGATCCCGCTTACACGGGCCTCGGAGCGCGGTGGATTCTGGCGTATCTGCCCCCGTCATGAGCCTGATCAAACGCAAAATCGACGTCACCATCACGCTTGGGACCGGCAGCTTCGGCGAAGACCCGGCCGGATCGGCAAACACCGTGACCCTTACCGGGCTCAAGGTCGCCGCATCGATCTCAAAAGGTTCGCTTCCGACGTTGGACCGGGCCAATATCCGCGTTTGGGGAATGTCGCTTTCCCTGCTCAACCAGTTGACCCGGCTCGGCAAGCCCTTGGCCGCCATCCGCGACAATACGATCAGCCTTTCCGCCGGCGACGACGTGTCGGGAATGTCGCAAGTTTTCACCGGCACGATCTACAGCGCATATGCCGATTTTGAAAACATGCCCAACGTCGCCTTGACTGTGTCGGCGCTCAACGGCCTGGTTGATCTCACAAAGCCCGTCGCGCCGGCGTCATTTCCCCAAGGCGGCGACGTGGCGACCATATGCGCTCAGATCGCCGCGGCCATGGGAAAGCCCTTTGTTAACCACGGGGTCACGGTGCGACTCGGGCCTAGCTATTTCCCCGGCACGTCAATTGACCAGCTTCGCAAGGTTTGCCGGGACGCCAATATCTTCGCGCTCACCAATGGCGGCCCTAATGGCGACGCGGTGGAAATCTGGCCG